TGCCTTGTACACTACTTGCGTAACGCATCATCATCCATGAACTAAATGCTTTCTTTTGTTCTGGTGTTAAGTTATTGTAGTACTTCCTATCACGCTTGTCAAGTGCGGCCATAATATCCTTTAACGGTATTGCTGGTGCCTTCTTAGCCATTAGTGTTTTCCTTGTATATTTTTATGTAATGTTCTTCGCCTTTGGCAACATTTTCTATCCATGTAGTGTCAGCAGAATCGTCTGCACTATCGCTTACATACTTGTAGCACTTAAAGTCTACTTTTCTATCAGTACATGCTTTAGCAATTGCAAATGCTTCCATGTCAACAACATGGGCAGGATATTCTAAGTCTGGATCTGTAACAAAGTTATCGCCTGTGCTACATGTATATCCAACTCCTAATGAAATAGTAATAGGATCTTTTGGTAAAAATAATTCAATTGCTTCTGGGCACTTGCCTTTGTCTCGCTCAACAAAATTTACCATTTCGTGACATCCAGATTCTAACTTAATTCCACCTGCTGTACCAAAGTTCCAAACAGTTTGTGGGTTATGTTTTTCAATAAGTCTTGCCGCTGTTAATGCCGCATTAATTTTACCAACGCCTGTAAAGAAAACATTATCCCACTTAGCCATAGTGGGTGCTTCACTTTCAAGTGCAATTAATATTAGATCTTTCATTCGTTTATATCCATGACGCTGAATGTTTCCACTCCGCAATAGTCCTTTAGTTTAGCAGTTCCTTCTAAGAAAGTCAAGTCTATTATGCAGGCATAATTTATATCATACCCTCCTGCTTGTTTAATTAGTTCTACCATAGCATTAGCAGTTCCACCTGTAGCACTTACATCATCTACGATGCATATTCTATCAGTATATGCAAACTCAACACTGTCTAGCATTTCTAAAGTTTCTTCACCATACTCTAATGTATATGAATACGACTTTACTTTGCCTGGCAATTTACCTGGCTTACGAACAATGTGTAAAGGGATACCTAGTGCTAGTGCAACAGGAGCACCCCATATAAAGCCACGAGCATCGGGTGCAACAATCTGTGTTGCTTTGATACTTCTGCAATATGCAACGACCTTATCTACAGTGTACTTAAATGCTTTTGGGTCTTCGAGTATGCTTGATATATCTTTGAACATGACTCCCTCTATTGGGAAGTCAGGTACAGTACGGAGTATTTTATTGAGATCCATATAAGTCTAACTGCTCCCATGGTAAATCTTCTTTTCCAAAATGCCCATAGTTTGTGGTAGTAGTTAGATCTAAATTGAATAAATCAAATCTATCAATTATTCCCTTTGGTGTTAAGTCAACAAGTTCTTGTAATTCTGCAACTAAGTCAGGCCTGACCTCGCCGTCAGCATAAACATACAAACTAGTTGGTTCAACTACACCAATAGCATAACTTAGTTGTACAGTACAGTTGTCTGCTTTGCCTGATGCTACAATGTTCTTTGCCAAATAGCGAGCCATATATGCTGCTGATCTGTCGACCTTAGTGCAGTCCTTACCTGAAAAAGCACCGCCCCCATGTGGAGCATAGCCGCCATAAGTATCAACAATAATTTTTCGTCCAGTAAGTCCTGTATCTCCATCTGGTCCTCCAATAACAAATCTACCCGTTGGGTTGATTAAAAATTCAGTTTCTGATAAATTAAACACACCGTCTAACTCATCGATAATGATTTGCTCAATTCTGTCACGAACAGTTTGTATACTTACATCATCGCTATGCTGAGTACTGCAAACAATCTTGCTAATACCTACAGGTTGATTAATGCTATCGTAATCCATTGTAACTTGACTTTTACTATCAGGTCCAATCCATTCTTCGCCGTTGCGTCTTTCTTTTGCAAGTCTGCGTAGAATTTTATGACTATAGTAAATAGCACTTGGCATATACTCAGGTGTTTCTTTACATGCATAGCCAAACATAAGTCCTTGGTCACCTGCACCAAACTCATCAGTACCTAATGCAATATCTGCACTTTGTCCGTGTAGTTTGTTTACTACTGTTAGGTTAGCCCAATGGAAACCTTCTTGTTCGTATCCAATATTCTTAACTACTTGTCTAACTATAGATTCTACAGTTTCATCATCGATAGGCATGTCTCTTTTGTATTCGCCAGCAACAACAACACTATTAGTTGTTACAAGTGTTTCTACTGCCGCTCTATGATTAATATTACCGTTGATTATTGCATTAGCAATACTATCTGAAATTAAGTCAGATATTTTGTCTGGGTGTCCTTCGCTAACGCTCTCGCTAGTAAATTGATAAGACATATATTCTATCTCCTTTTTAATTTTATGTACCTTGTATTTACAGTTTCTGCGAACTGTATACACGGTTTACTGGTTACTCTCTATCTTCGTACCAATCGTCAAACATTTCTTTAACATATTCAGTTTCTTCCATATCATAACTGACATATTTTTCTGATACATCATGCCATTTAGTGTTAACAAAACCAACACCAGCATAATAACCTTTGCCCATTGAATCCGAATAATCATAGTCAACTTGTAAAGGTTTACGGTCATACCAATATGACTCAATAAACTCGCCCATATCAGATTCAAGTTGTCCTGTTTGAAGTAACTCTGGGTCAAAGTCTTCGCCATCAGTTTCAACATACACTTCACCAAATGTACCTTTTTCTGAACTTAAGAAAAACAATGTTGGTTGATAGTCTTCTTCATTTTCAGAATCAATTTCGTCACTGCTATAACATTCTCTACTATAGATACAAGCCTCGTAGGAATAATAATTGCTGTCATCTAATTCTTCAAACATCATTGTACTGTAGTCGTGATCTACATCTTCCTTCCACTGTATCAATCCATCTTCATAAATTGCATCTTCATGTAATGTGATTTCAGTAACTTCAAACTCATTGTCAGCGAATGGACTATTAATGTGTTCTAGATCATCGTTCTCATTCCAACAATAAAAATCTTCCAATTTAGGTGACGCTGAATCCATCATGTCTTCGTCGTCCCACTCAATGCCTTGTAGATGCTCGATTAAATCTCCATCGCCATCTTCTGCAACTTTTGGCTTCCAGTAGTCAACAAACTCTTTGCTAACTCCGCCAACTGCTAATTCACCGCCATAACGACCGGTGTTAATTCTAAAATATCTTTTGCTCATAATAATTCTCCAAAGTCTATATCTTTCACTTTGTTTGCTTCTTTAACAAACATAGCACATTTAGGTTCCTTTTTATCTTCCAAAGGAATTACCAATATATGGCCGTTTTTTAGTCTTGGGAAATACCATTTAACATCTTGGTATACATTGGTAATCTGTATTTCTTCATTGTCCGGAATGCCATTACGCATTGGGTTGAAGACTGGTGTAACAAAGCCTCTATTGTTTAGGCTTGCTAATGGAATAACTTCTAAACTACCGAAATCTTCATCGCTAGTTAGAATACTCCAATCCATAGGCATTTGTAATTGAAACTCGCCTATCTGTAAACATATCGCTGGAGCATGAAAACTCTCTAAGAATATGAGTGGTAAGAAATAGTAGTCTTTGTAATCTGGTTCGCTAGTATCGAACACACAATATCTTAAATCATCTATTTCGTCTGGTACTGTATCTAGTTCGTATACTGCATTTTCAACTGTTAATATTTTCATTTATACTCCACTTTGGTTACCGAGTATCTAAACTTTTGTTCAGCATAAAATTGCTTTCTTTTTGTTAGATGTCTCTTACTATACTTTAGATTACTCGTTAAGTCAATCACTTTCAGATAATCTTTATCTTCTGCTTTACGGATTCCTCTGCCAATGCTTTGTATAACACGAACAAAACTCTTTCCAGGTTCGAGCAATACAAGGTTAAATATTCGAGGAATGTTAATTCCTACTGCGGCAACTCCGTATGTTGCAACAATAACTTTATTATCTGCTTCAGACACTTCAGCATATTCATCCTGCCTGTCTGTTGTTTTCATTTTGCCACTGATAAATGTCCAATCAGGATTTCTTTCAGATAGCATTTCTCCAGTTGCAATTCGATCTATTAGTACTAATGTATTGCCATTTACTGCAAGTCCATTAATGATAGAACTAATTTGATCTATGCGTTGTGGGTCTGTGACCAACCATTTAAGTTCTTGTGCATACCCATTAAACCCTAGTGTACCATCTTGCAATTGAAATATATCAATGTCTAAGTCTGCTAGTACGCCCATGTCTTGTAGTTCTTTACTGCTTAGTTCACCTACAACAGGACCTAAGCAACAAGTACAAGCCACTGCTTCATGTTCGTCTTTGGGTATAGTTCCTGTTAATCCCCAACGCACTGGTACATTAGAGAAAACACTGCTTAGAAGGTCTCTAAGCACATCTGCTTTTGCTTTGTGTACTTCGTCTACCATTACACATACTACTTCATCTAAAAACTGTTCTATGTCAATTGGTGCTTCACCTTTCTTTGACTTCTTAGATAGCATGGATAAACTTTGCCAAGTACAAATGGTATGTGTCTTTGTATACTCTTTTCTATCGCCGAATAGTACTCCAACATCTAAACCTAAATTCTTGTAATCTCTTTCTGTTTGCACTACCAAGTCTTTGTTTGGTACGATTACTATTGTGCGACCATACTTCTCACACTTGTGACTCAGTACGGCTGTAATAAGTGTTTTACCTGCTCCTGTTGCTACTTGTTG